GAATATAATCAACACATTTAAGTTTACTTATTTTGATTATGGATTTGAAGATATTAAACATGAAGTTGTAGCCTTTATGGTAGTGAATATGCATAAATATGACCACACAAAAGGTTCAAAGGCATTTAGTTACTTTTCAGTAGTTGCTAAAAACTATTTAATTCTTCACAATAATAATAATTACAAAAAATATAAATCTCACGATAAAATGGATGCATTAGATAAACATAGAAGTAAAGATTCTAATTATGAATCTGATTTCGTAACATTGACAAATGAAATAATAGAATATTTTGATAGTAATATGGGATCTATATTTAAAAAAGATAGAGATTTAAAAATAGGATATGCTATTATTGACTTGATGAGACGAAGAGAAGATATAGAAAACTTTAATAAAAAGGCTATTTATATTCTAATTAGAGAAATGACGGATGTAGAAACAGCTCACATTACATCTGTAGTTAATGTTTTTAAAAAACACTATAAAAAATTATTAAACACTTATTATAAACAAGGTTCAATAATACATAACTTTTCAGGTTCATTCTTTTAAATACTAAACCCTCTTAAATGAGGGTTTTTTATTTCAGACAATTTCTTACAAATTTAATATTTATATATGAATAAGTACATTCAAGAGGAGATTGTATGTCAGACAATAATGAAATATTTGAGGGAAAAACTTTCCAAGATTTAACAAAAGACATCTATGAGAATACTACAAAGCGTAAAGTTCAAATAGATTTGTTAATATCAGAAATACACGGATTCATTACAACCATAGATGATGTGGTTATGGTAGCTCCTATCATAAAAGAATATATGGATACTGCTGTTCGTAATGATGAACACTTGGTAAAACTAGCTGGTGTATTACAAAGAATTATATCTAAATCACAAGGTGACTCCGATGAATCAATGTTATTATCAGATTCAGAAAAAGAAGAATTAATGGGAACACTTCAAGATACAGTAGAGGACTTACAAAGGGAAAGTGATAAACTTGAAGTTACAAAAAATAAAACAATTGATTTGGGGAGTAATTAATGAGTTCAATATTTACATCATTTCCAAATCAAAAAATTAAGGGATTTGCAGGTAAAGAATATTCTGTACCTGTTCATTTGCAATTTGTACCAGGTGTGGTAGTTAATGTTGTCCATTCGGAACAGAGTTTAAAATATGGTGGCCCACATACTATAAATACAATTCTTGCTAAACCACATGTTACAGATAAATTAAATAAACGGAGAGCGTCACTTGGTGAAAAAGATAGATATTTTCCACTTTTAAGAAATCATGGGGATATACCATCTAATGGAGATCCAGTTTTACTATGTACTATTGGTAAAATTAATTATTATTTAGGTCCAATAAATGCAATTAGTAATAATCCAACTTGGAATAATGACCCATCTTATGTTGAAGAAATACCATTTGATGATTCTAATAATAAACTTAATTTATCTGAATCAGCTAAAAGAGGTGAGACAGAAAATTTCAATAAAGAAATTTTATACTCCCGATTAACTAAGAAAAGAAAAAAAGCTTTAGATTATGGTAATGCCGTTTTTGAAACAACTGGTGATAACATATTTGAGGGAAGACATGGTAATAGTATTCGAATAGGAAGTCGTAGTAATAATCCATATATATTTATTTCTAATAAAAGAAATCCCAAAAGTGTTGTTGAATCTATTTTAGATGGTGGTTTAATTAGTATAACATCAAATGGAACACTTACTCAACACTTAGGTAATATTATAACTGCTCCATTTAAATTATCATCTGATAACTTAACAGAAACATTAAATAAAATAGGTGATGTGTGGGTACAGGCAAATGGTGAAACTGACCCAAATAAAATATATCTATATGGTTCAGAGAATACTGGAGAGACAGATGAACAAGGAGAGCAAATTTTTAAGGGAGTTAATGCAAATCAAATTTTATTCCAATCAGATAGAATAACTTTAAATACAAAACTTGATGATATTTTTATGTCATCAAAAAAAGACATACATATTGGGGCGGGGAGACATTTAACATTTACTACATCTGGAGGACCTGATGTAAATAATACAGATAGTGTTATTTTTCAAACATCAAACCTTAATATTGGTAATCCTAATAATAAAAATATGCAGCCAATGGTTTTAGGGAAAGCATTACAAGATGTATTGGTTACAATTATAAATTTATTAGGTAAATTACAAGTTACCACAAGTTTAGGTATTCAAACACCACTTACTGTTGGTGAATTTGCTGGTGATATAACTCCGGGTAATCCATTAATAACAGAAATTACAGATTTAGAAGGTAAAATTCAAGACATTTTAAGTACAAAACATAACATAGAAGAAAATATATCAAACTAAGAGGCAATTATGAAAAATAAAAAAACAACAAGAAAAACAATTAGACAAATCGTAAGGGAAGAAGTTGCTATGGCAATTCACGAAGTTATTGATGAGTTAAAACAACCATCACTATCATCGACTGGACAGCCAATACAAGAAAAGAAAAACTTTTCAAAAAATTCTGTTCTTAATGATGTACTAAATGAAACAGCTAATGGTGATGATTGGAAGACATTGGGTGGTAGTGAATTTACATCTGAAAGAATGAATGAATTAGTTGGTGGGCAATATGGTGATATGATGAATAAAAATACACCACAACAAGTTCCATCAAGTGACCCAATGGCACAATTTTTAAATAAAGATTATAGTGAAGTTTTAGAAAAAGCTGAACAAAAACAAAAACAAAAATATGGAAAGTAAATAATGGGTTTAAGGCAAAAACTAATTGATGCTAAAGTAAATGCATTACAGGAATCATTACAAGAATCTATTAAATTAGATACAAGTGTAGGTTCACAAATTTATTTAGAAGCTGATTATACAGCACGAGCAATTCTTGAAACATTATCTGAAGCTAACTTAACCATAACACAATTAAAGGCGCCTGTAGTGGTTGAAAGTTTAAAAACACCCGAACAGCCTGTAAACATTGAATTGGAAACTTTGTTAGGTGAATATCAACCTGTTTTAAAATTATTAAAACAAATAGGCGATCCATTGGGTTTAGGCCCAGCAATAGATGCATTGGAAGGACAAATAGAAAAAGCTATAACACCTTTATTAGAGGGTGGAGCTAAATTAGCTGGTTTGGAATTAGGGAAAGATGATGGTGCATTGGAGTGTATTGGTTATGTTTATATCGGTGAAGATCCTGATTCAATTGAACAATTTGATGTAGAGGGAGAAGACGGGCAAAGAGAAAACACAACTGTACACTTATCAGTTGATGATATTGAGGACTTATTATAATGGCTATAAGAGATACATCAAGAAAACCTTACATTGAAGATAACGATACTAAAGTTAAAATTGGCATAGATTTACCAATTCGTAGGGGTGATGGACTAGATGGATTTTTTGCATCAACTTCAACAACCATTGAAGCTGTAAAAAACAATATAAGAAATTTATTACAAACCAACGAGGGTGAAAGATTTTTTCAACCAAATTTAGGTATGAATTTAAAAACAATTTTATTTGAACATATTACAAGTGAAAATTTACTTGGTATTCAAAATGTTATATTGGATAAAATGGAATTTTGGTTACCTTTTGTTGAGGTGAGAAATATTGAAGTTTTAAATTTAGATGATAACACGGATATTGGAGCAAACGAAATTAGAGTAAAAATATTATTTAACATTAAACAAGACCCAAACACTTTAGATTCAATAACTTTAGATTTTAGTAGTGATATATCAGAGACTGAATCAACAACATCAAGTGGTGGTGGGTATTAATTGGAGATAACAAATGCCAACATATGGTAAAAATGATTTTAAAGAATCAAATGTAAATTATTTAAATAAAGATTTTAGTGCATTAAAAGATTCATTAATGAATTATGCTAAATCTTATTTTCCTGATACATATAGAGATTTCAATGAGACATCTCCAGGAATGATGTTATTAGAAATGAATGCTTATGTCGGTGATGTATTATCATTTTACATCGACCAACAATATCAAGAAATGTTATTACCATTAGCTGAAGAGAGAAGAAATATAATCACAATGGCTAAAATGCTTGGTTATAAAGTTAAACCAATTGTTCCTGCTTATGTTGATTTAACTTTTACATCCGATGTAAATGCTTCAAGTGGTGATAATTCAAAGGTTGATTATTCAAACGCAAGTGTGTTTGATGCTGGAATTACAATACAATCCTCATTAAATTCAGATATTGTTTTTACAACATTAGAACCAATTGATTTTAAAATTACAGAATCAAATGATACTGATACAATTGGTACAACAGCAGAAAGTGGTTTAGCTACAACCTATACATTATCAAGAACTACGAGAGCTGTAAGTGCTACTGAAAAAACAATTACATTTCAAGTAGGAATACCTGAAAAATTTAAAACACTAACCATACCTGATACAAATGTTATTGATATTATTTCTTGTGTGGATTCAAATAACAATAATTGGTATGAAGTAGATTTTCTTGCACAAGACAAAGTTTCAATTCAAACTCATTACACTGATGATATAAATAGGGATTCAGCTTACTCAGCCGAAGAAGGTGAACTTGAAGCTTCGTCAGCTGTACCTTATTCATTAACCTACATCACATCACCAAAAAGATTTACTCGTGAAACAAATAATGATAATACAACATCATTAGTGTTTGGTAATGGTGTATTAAAAAATGGTATAGATGGTGCAATTGATCAGGGATATATTGATATGGAACAAGTTGGTATTATAATTCCTGGACAAACAAATCATTTAAATCAAGCTATAGATCCACTTCTTGGTGATGAGTATTCAACACTTGGTGAAACTCCAAACAATATTACTTTAACAATTACTTATCGTGTGGGTGGTGGAATTAATTCAAATGTCTCAAGTGGTGATTTAACAACTGGTGTTACTACTTTATCAAGTATTATACCTGCTGTGAATGGTGGAGCTACACTTAGTGGTGTAACAAATAATTCACCAGCTCGTGGTGGTAAAGATGAAGAAGATACGATTGAAATAAAAGAAAGAGCTAAAGCATTTTTCTCAACACAAAACAGATGTGTGACTAAAGAAGATTATGAAGCCAGAGTATTAAACATACCAGCTAAGTTTGGAAACATAGCAAAAGCATATGTTGCAAGAAATGTTGAAGGTGATACAGTTTATACAGATACAAGTTTAATAGATACAGCTTTATCTGAGTTTGGTACTTATAGAGAAGATGTTCAGACTAGAATTGATTTGATATTATACCATTTAAATAACGATAACCTATCTTCTGCACTTAATAATATGGGCGCGCTAAGAAGTGTTATTGATGGTGGTAATACTGATACTTTAAATGGTTTACAAGGAAGAATTGATAATATAGGAGGATTATTTCCAACCACAACTACTTCTTTTAATTTATCATCAATAAACATTTATGTCTTGGGGTACAATAATTCAAAA